TGAAAATGATAAGAAGGTGGCGTATCAAGGAGCGCTCAACGAGCTTGTTGATAACTTTGAAGGGACAGCTAAAATCTAGCTTCTAATCAGAAGGCATTGGAAACAAAAGCTGCTCAACTTGAAAAGGCCGAGTCTGACTTACAGCAATTGCGCAAGAATAATGAAGCTGAATACAAAAGAGCGATAGAGCTTAGAAGTCAAAGGGAAGGTGAAGTTCCCACACTAGAGGCAGAGAAGGTCAAGATAGAAGGCCAGATCGAAATACTTCGGGCCGAACAGCAAAAGACCAAAAAGAGAGGCGGAATTAAACCGCTGCAAGATAAGCTAAAAGAAATAAATAAAAAGCTGACAGATGAAAAGAGAAAGCTAAGAGGCACAGAGAAAGGTAAGAAAGGTCAGCAGCGCGAGGCAGGCACATTCAATACTGCAACTAAAAATAAGCTCACAAAAGCTGACAAAAAAGTTAGTGGATTGAAAGCTGATATAGAAAGACTAGAGGCTGATATTCAAGCCAGAACAGATAAAGAGTTAGAGTTCAACCAGCGTGTTGAAGATATTATATCTGCACTGCCATCTAAGATCGGTAACGAGGTCAGGTCTAAGCTCAAGGCTGATGGCAAGGTCACGCCTAAAGAAAGAAAGAAAGCTATAAAAGCTATACTTGATGCCAAGTATGGTGACTTTGACGAGCTTGACTTCCAGTACAGGGCAGAGGAGATTAAGAATAGGATTACGTCAAGTCCAGACGCAACACTAGAATACTCTGACAAGAGTAGAATGTCAGATGGGTTTGATCCTAAGCCAGAGAATAGAGGCAAATCAGCTCCATTCCGCGCAAAGACGTTTACAATACCTGACGAGTTAATTCAAGACTTTATTGAAAATGACATCAACTTGTTGGCTCAAAGACATCTTATGAATGTAGCGCCCGATGTTGAGATTAAGCGTCAATTCGGCTCTCTTGATTTAGAAGATCAATTCCGTGAAATTAATGAAGATTACGCAATCTTAATTGGTAAAGCGGCTGACGGCAAAGCAAGAGCTAAGCTGGAAAAAGCTAAAGCTAAAGACCTTCGCGACTTGAAAGTTATGATAGATAGGATGCGCAATGTGCATGGTAACTTTGACCCTAACAATCCGTGGCATAGAGTAGGTAAAGCATCCAGAGACTTAAACTACATGAGACTGATGGGTGGAGTAGTTGCATCATCCATACCTGACCTTGCCAGAATAGTTATGTCCAATGGACTAGCTAAGGCTTTTGGCAATACCGACAAGTTTGCTTACGCAATGGAAAAGCACAAACCGTTTCTAGATGAAATTCAATCCTACGGTATAGCTATAGATTCGCTTATCAATGGTAGAGGGAGCTTAATTGCTGACATACAGGACGTAACTAGAGGTGGCACTAAGTTAGAGCGGGCGCTAAGCACTGGCGCTAGAAAGTTCTCAAACATTAACTTAATGAATCAGTGGACAACATCGGTTAAGTTTGTGCAGGCACTAACTATGCAGACAAGAATCGCTGATGACTTAGTAGCGGGCAAGATACCGAAAGAGCTTAGCAGGCTAGGAATCAATGATGAGCAGGCAAAGGTAATAGCTGGACTTATCAAGAAGCATGGTCAGAAGCAAGACGGAAACTGGATGGCTAATCGTCATTTATGGGACGACCCACAATCAGAAGAGTTATGGGCTGGAGCACTTAGGCAGGAAACAAATAGGGTTATTGTTACTCCCGGTCAAGAAAAGCCTATTATCATGTCAACACAGGCAGGCCAAACCTTATTCCAGTTCAAGTCATTTATTATGTCCGCCCAGAATAGAATACTTTTTGCTGGACTTCAGAAGCAAGACGAGTACCTGTACCAAGGCTTAGTTACTATGGTTGGATTAGGTATGATGACGTATATCTTTAAGCAATGGAACGCTGGCAGAGAAGTCAACTATGATATTGAAAATCTAATAATAGAAGGTATTGATAGAAGTGGTGCGCTTGGTATTATTATGGAAATGAATAACATGCTTGAAAAATTATCAGCCAACAACCTTGGCGCGAGAGCGCTGGCAGATGTAACAACAACGTCAAGCAGGCAAGCGGGAAGAAGCGTCCTTGAAAGTGCGGCTGGCCCAACTTTTGGTACGGCAGGGAATCTAGCCAAAGTCCTATCAGGGCTTACAGGTGAAGGTGAAATGACTGCATCAGATAAAAAAGCATTTTCAAGACTAATACCAACGCAAAATGTTTTCTATCTTAGGCGTGGGTACGATAAACTTAATGAACAGATTATTGGAGAAGATTAGATGTCCGCAACAACAATTATAGTTAATGATGTAGAGCCTAGACGGCAATATACTGCAACAAGCGGGCAGACTGTCTTTGACTTTCCGATCCCATTTTTTAATGATGCAGACTTACAGGTATACCTTACACCGGTAGGGCAACAGTCTAGTGATACCGCTGACATTCTTGTGCTGACAACTAATTACAGCGTAGTAGGTGCAAACACACAGGACAGTGGAGAAATAACACTTGTTACTGGCGCGACTACAGGCGATGTAATTACCATTGAGCGCGTAGTAAGCATCTCTCGATTGACAGATTTTCAAACTTCAGGTGACTTGCTTGCTGAAACAGTAAACAGGGAGCAGGACACGGAGATATTTATATCTCAACAATTAAGAGCGGACATTAACAGGTCTTTCCGCTTACCGATCACAGATACGTCAGCAGCGTCACTTGTTCTACCTTCACCAACAGCTAACTATGTTATAGGCTGGAACAGCACAGGCGATGCAATTACAAACTTCCAAGAGATTGGGCAGTATCAAGGGACAGACGCAACAACAACAACAATGAGCTACGCTGTACGGGACTTGCTTAAATCAACAACTGCTGGTCAACTTGATAATGTTTATATCTGCATACAAACATCACCATCAGGAACACTGCTAACGAATACGGCCTATTGGTCACTTATAGTAGACGCTGTATCAGCAGCTACATCAGAAGCTAATGCAGCAGCCTCAGCTAGTGCAGCAGCTACAAGCGCAAGCAACGCATCAACAAGTGAAACAAATGCAGCTACAAGTGAAACCAATGCAGCTTCTAGTGAAAGCGCTGCATCTACTTCTGAAACCAATGCAGCTAGTAGTGCGTCAACTGCCTCTACAGCAGCAAGCAATGCAAGTACATCTGAGACTAATGCAGCAACTTCTGAAACCAACGCGGGCACAAGTGAGACTAACGCCGCTTCTAGTGCTAGTAGCGCATCAAGTAGTGCATCAACAGCAACTACCAAAGCCTCAGAGGCGGCTACCAGCGCGTCCAATGCTTCAACGTCAGCAACAAATGCCGGGACATCAGAGACTAATGCAGCCAGTAGCGCATCCAGTGCAGCTACAAGCGAATCAAATGCGTCAACAAGCGAAACCAATGCAGCTAGTAGCGCATCTTCAGCAGCAGCATCTTACGATGATTTTGATGATAGATACTTAGGCGCTAAAGCTACTGACCCCGCACTTGATAATGATGGTGACGCTCTCATAACAGGTGCTTTGTACTTCAATACTACTGACGATGTAATGAAAGTGTGGGAAAGCACATCATGGGTTGCAGCTTACGCCTCATTATCAGGCGCTTTAATTGCAACAAACAACCTATCTGATGTAGCAAATGCTTCTACATCAAGAGACAATCTTGGCTTAACGATAGGCACTAATGTTGAAGCGTATGACGCAACTATTCTTAAAGATGCAGACCTTAGCGTAACTGTACAAGGATACGATGCTGACACAACTAAGAATGATGTAGCTAATACTTTTACGTTAGCTCAAACATTTGATTCGGGAGTGGTCATTGGCGATTGGACAGTAACAGAAGTTACGGGCGACTTAATATTCTCGGTAAGCAGTGTGGCTAAGATGAAGCTAGACGCAACAGGCAACCTGACAGTTGTGGGTGATGTGTCTGCGTTCGGTACGCTGTAATGGCGCTGCCAAGTACGGGTGAGTTAGCTCTCACAGATATACAGACCGAGTTCGGTGGGAGTAACCCCATAGAGCTGTCTGAATACTATGCTGGTGGACTTTACGTGCCATCTGGTACTACTGGTGACGGTGGAGCAATTCCGACAGCTGGAGAGATTACCATTGGTGACTTCTACGGCTC